CGCGCTTCTCCGTTAGCTCTGCCCTTGAGGTGCTGGCGGCACATCTCCTCCTCCATGGGTATGTCCATCGCTGCCGCGATGGTCAACACCGTTGTTCGGTATATTTCCATCTCGGTCCACTCCGAACAATCAAATCCCTTGAAGAAGGCCTGAGCGGTTCTACTCATAGTGACCATCAACTCGGCCGTACGGGTAACGAATGCGAACTTGCGGAGCAAATGCCCGAGCAACTCCTCATCCACCCCGGGCACGGTCTTGCGAAGCAGCCTTCTCCGCGCGGATCCGCCGTCACAAAATCCGCGCCAGCCTTTGATCCCGGTGGGCCCGCGAGGGTGGCAGGTGCGTTTGACCGCGTCGGCAACCTTCAGGGGCTTATCGGAGTCAACAGACGGTTCAACCCCTTTGGATGGTCCGGCGAAGGATACCCCCTTACGGAAGTTCCCAGCCGGGGGGGAGATACTCTCTGGCCCGCTCTTTGAGCTGGGGATGGACGTCTCCAATCCATCCATTAGCCCAGTCGTTGGTGCCACCCTCAGCCTCGATTTTAATGAGGGTTTGGGCGTAACGCTTGGCGTTGTGGCGCCGCCGTGATTCCTTTCCTCCTCGCCTTGCCTTGCGCACGGGGCGCTCGGCTGGCGGTAGATGAAGCCCGACCCAGTCCTTTGGGTCTGCCACAAAGTCGGGATTGAACAAACGGACTTCTGCTTGCGCAGCGTGCCAGTCATTAACCCACTCGAGGACCCCTTCCATGGGGCCCGTCTCCACTCCGTGGCTGGCGGCGGTCTCCGCGAGCGGCCTTGTGTAGACCGCTCCGAGGCTGCCCCAGGTGCCCGAGTGCCCGGTCCACTCTGTTCCGTTCTTTTGCCTGAGATAGTCAGAGAGCGCAATGACCCGCCCTTGGCCGGACCGCGTGAGTAAGTTCCACCAGGGAGGGAAGCTGAGGTTTCTCTCAGTCCACTTCTTCTCAAGCAATCCGGCTCGTATGGCAGGAAATGATGCGACCTCCTGCACCCCGTGCAATAGCACCACGCGCTGGCGCGCGGTCTCGTCAGGGCTGCCCCCTTCGACGCTCGAAACGACCTCGTCAACCGTGCACTGTCTCTCGAATCCATAGACCCTCTTCCAGCTGCGGAACTCATCATTGGATAGCTCAAATAGATGGGTCGCAACCGATGGAGTGTCCTGGAACGCGCGAAACGCAAGCTTCATCACCAC